GTCATCTTCTATATTGAAGAGTTGGGGGAAAGACTGGACTACTTGCAATTGTTCATCTAGTTTATCACCAAAAGATCGGGATGCCTTACTAATAGTATAATTACCCTTATCCAACAAGGACTTATCAGTTCTTGGAAGGGCAAAGGTTTTTAACTTATAGTTTCATCCCGATGGGTGACTGTCAGCTTTGTTGATCTCATCTTGAAGATCCTGAAACTCTTTTAGTACAGCCTGTTGGGCTAATGCTATAGGAGTTGATAGGAATCTCAGTAAGAGACCATCAAAGTTAACATCCTCATCCATTAAGTCAGCCTGATACTCACTAAATTTTCGATTTCAACCTAAAGTTAATTCCCATAAAGGGATTTTCTTTAAAGTAAAATCTAAAGTTTTAACGATATTAGACTCAGCAAAGGATAAGACAATTACATTCTGAAGTATGCTTTTAGCTACTGAAGAAGTAATTTGTGGTAAACGGTAGTTCTTTAACCGGACATAGCTATTTAACATAGCGTCCGCTTCTTGAAGGCCATTCATCACATTTAATATCCCTAGCTGTAGTGTTGATTTATCTAAGGTACCCTTAATATAGGGCCTTCGATACATCTTCACTATTCTTAAGAATGAGGAGGAACACATTTCTATTGAAGTCTTAGGTATTCAATTACCTTTTCGGTTAAGTTCTCAAAGGAGGGTAATCAGCATAGAAACTGATTTACCACATTCTTTAAGAGCACTGATCGGAAAGGGGGAAACTTCAACACCGTTGTAGAATATCCTTTTAGCAAACTCATAAAAGTTTTTACTTGAATGAGTTTTAGCTTCAGAGTACTCTACACCTAGTGTAAGAAGAACACCCTTATACATATCAGCAACTTGATCATCACATATGACTATATCATCACCTAGTAAGGCATAAGGAAGAGTTTTTCAATTCTTCCCTAATACCCTACAACAGTAATATATAACATAATGATGTGTTAAAGCAAAAGAATTGAATGAAGAGTAGGCACCCATTGGATTACCAACTGAATAAGCTAATTTTTCAATTTTCTTATCAATTGGATTTTTAAAATCAAATTTGTGTCCTACCATCACTCTTTTCCAAGCTTGAACATAATCAAGGGGTAACCTAGCGGCAAGAATATTGAAAATTAAATCAATAGGGAATCTATCTGTAGCATTTGATAAATCAATACTATGGTAAACGTCCTTATTTTTTAATTTTTCCTTAAACTTGTTCTGGTCCTGTGTACAGTCTTGTGGAATTTTATTCAAGGCCCTCATTAGATAATCATGTAAGGGTTTAAGGGCTAATTGACTTCATCAGTCAAGTATACCAATAATCCTTATTTTATTTTCCTTATCAGGAAAATATGATAATCTTCTGAGAGCAATAGAATCTTGAACTTTAAAGTAGTTTTTCTTTAATGCTTCAAAATTCTCAATCATAAAGTTTCACATCCTGTCGTGCTTAGTAACTGTAATTCCAGCAAGTAACTTATCCCCTCCTAGGAGGGTTAGATCTTTAATCAGATCCTCTGGTAAAGCCTTAGCGTCAATATAACTTGATACTAATGCATGACCATTTGGGCCTGATTTAGATCTATAAGTTAACATGGTAGAATTCAGTGACGAAGGTTTACGACTTAATGTACCCCGGTAACCTAATTCTTTCCAGAAATCAATAGCGAACATAGATATATTATTTACTTCCCCTAAAAAGGGTTGTGTAATACTACTTGTGTCAACTGTTGATCCCAGGTTAAGTGATCTAGTACTAAATAATATAGTGAAAGCCATAGCTATTGCTAGGTATGACTTACCACGTATTAAAGGTATTAAATCACCAAGAATTAAAGGTATCCCGTCTTTTGTCACCCCTTTCCCTCTGGTAGGATTACCAGAGAGATAGTTCATTAGATCCCCTCTAGATCTTTTACATAGTAAAATGACCTCTAGTGGACCTCTTGAGCTAAACCTTTTTATAAGGTTAAGGGAATGAAGGGCCGCTGGTATGGTAACGGGACCCTCCTTCACGAATGAAGAACGGACCCAAACTATTATCTTAGCTATGAATTCAAAGTCCAAGCCCAAACGTTTTGTTTTGGTCTTGAGAATTTTTGTTTTCATGAGTTAATTTAATAGATTTTAGTTGCTACCTATTTCCTGATAGACTTGGCGGTTTTTCGTAAGGAACCGCATAAAACCTGGCAGGAGGTTATACCTGACGGTCTAAATCTTGAGACCGTGTTTTCCCTTTCTAAGAAAGGGAAAAC